AAATAAACTTGGTGTTGCGTCGGTACTCGTCCCAACCCAGGTCGCGCATGACCTGAGCGGGATCGCAGCGGAAATTGAAATCATCGAATGGATTTGTGCTGTAGTAGCCGTTATCGGCGGCTGGCGGTGCGGGTGGCTTTTCCTCTTTGATTACCAGGTTAAACGAGCGCATGAGCGCCAGCAAGGACTCCAGCTGTTGCGCACTGATATTGGGGATTGTGTTATCGAAATTGGGGTGCACTTTGTAGCCAATGCATGGCGGCAGCAGGAAATAGCCGCCTTCGCCCCTTGTTTCCAAAAAGCATTTGGTTTTCTGCTTTGGGTTTTCCAACAACTCTTCTTCTGTGGCGTAGCGTGATGCCAGCTTAAGATTGCCGGGGATCACCATTTCTGTGCAGCGGAACAGCAGGTGTAGGCCTCCTGATGGCGTAATGTGCACGCGCATAATGGCTACCAGATCGGGGTAGAACAATGCGATGGCGTTCATTATCTCAACCTCTGCGCCCGGCTTGTACTTGCAGTCGACATCGAATATGATCATGTTGCCGCTGACCTGGCCACACACACCAGCAACGGCCGATGTGTTGTACCGAATGTCCATCAGTTCGAACAGCTCGCTCTCCTTGATGATGCTTTTTTGGTATTTTTTCCATGGGCCGCATGGGGTTTTGGCCAGTCCTTCTTCTGTGTCTCGGTCGCGGACTGGAATGATGCTCATGCCCCATTCCAAATACTTTTTTATTTCGACCCAAACCGGGCTTAACTCATTGAGCATGTGTGGAAAGATTTTTCAGTTGAGTTAATGAAGTTAAGCGGTCAAACGGTTTGACATTGTATGTATTGGGAACAATATTTTGGATGGGGTTGGTCCACCCCTTGAAAGCCTCTGCCAAATGCTGGTACAGCGTTTCTTTTGCGCGGTCTTTATGCCACTGGTTGTACTTCTTGCCCACTGCCTGGCACCACTGTTTTGCTAGCACGTCGTATTTTTCGAGAATGAAAACGGCGTTATCATCCGTCATTTTGGGGACCGTGTTTTTGGCCTGCTCAGCCAGCATCCTGCCGATTTCGAAAAACGGGTAATACTCCTTTTTCATTTTATGCTGCTCAATAAGCGCAACGGCGTCGATGTCTTTTGTAACCACGACGAATGCCCCCATTACTTCTTCCATTTCCTGCTCCTTCTTTGGGTACTCGTAGCCACACTGGGGGCATGCCCGGCAGTTATTGGAAATGATGCTATCGCACTGAGGACAGATCTTGATAGGCGCCACACCGTTGCCTTTGCTGGCCTTGGGTGGGTTGTGAAACATTTCTTCCCAGTTGCGGGGTTGGTTCCAATCGCCATGGGTGATGGCGTTGCCGCCCATGTCGATGATGCGGAACATGGCTTTGGCGTCGTGGGGCCGGGAGCCACGACCACACATTTGCAGCCAAAGCGGCATGCTCATGGTGGCTTTGTTGACGATAACGGTTTCTATGCTGGGTTCGTCGAAGCCGGTGGTGGCGATACCGACATTGCACAATACCGCTCCGCTTGTTTCGGCGTACCATTTCAGCACGCCTTGGCGCTCGGCGCTCTCGGTGTCTCCGTCGAAGTGGCGGCAGGGGATGCCGGCTTCGGAAAAAGCCTGGGCCACCAGCTGGCTATGCTCGACCGTTACATTGAACACAATGGCCTTGGTGCTGGCCGCGTATTTTTGGTAGGCTTCTACGGTATTGTTAATATGCCGTTTTTGGCTAAACGTCATTGCCATTAAGCCATCGTCAAAATCGCCCCTTTTGACGGTAAGGCTGGCTCTGTCAACGGTGTCCTTTGGTGCAATGGTTAGGTTTTGGCAAAGGTTGCCCATGCGGATGAGCTCGTGTATTTGAGGCCCGCACACAATATCCTGGTAGTACATTTTGAGCGGCCTGGCTTTGTTGGCGCTGAGTGGGGTGGCGGTAACTCCTATGATAAGGGTGTTTGGAAACGCTTCGTGAATTTTACTGAAGTTGGCTATGTGAGCTTCGTCGATAATGATTAGGCCGACATTCTGCAACTGATCGATGCGCCGGTATGCGCTTTCGACCATGCCTACATAAACCTTGGCATCTGGTATGTACCTCATGCCGGCAACGATGGGCTGGGCCACTACGCCAAAGGCTTTGTAGAGGGTGCGCCTGGTTTGCTGCAGCAGTTCTTTGCGGTGTACTAGGATCAGGACGGATTTATTGGTGCGACTGCTGTAACGGTGGCTGATGGCGGAGAAAATGACGGTTTTGCCCGCACCGGTGGCCTGCTGTCCAAGCACCGTGCGAATGCCGTCGGCAATTTTCTGCGCTATACCGGCAACAAATGTTTCTTGATAGGGGCGGAGGGTCATTTATTTGCGGTTACTTGTTTTTTTAACTGATTGTACGATACGAATTTGCGATTGATGTACCAGCCTAGTGTGCTGCCCTTAACGACGGGACGCAGTGGGGAAAATTGCCAAGGCACAAACAGGCAGGTGGGTGGCATCCATGTACAAGCAACACCTTGTATGGTGATGTGGAATGTAAGTAGTTGTTTTTTAGTGGTTTGCATTTTGGAGTTGCGTCAATACAATAGTTATGCCCCATGCCAGTGAAGCTCTCCGATTGAACGGAAAATCTCATAAGCAACTTGTGGCACTATGGCGTTTCCTAATCCTTTAAGTCTGTCCACCCGACCGGATAGCCCATCAGCCACTCTACCCACTGCGGGTTCAGTTTCCCACCAGCTACTGCATTTAGGGGCAAAGAGTTCCGTTCCATCTGTGATTGGCTGCCGTTGTTCTTTGCATCCTGTGTCGTTGGAGTTGGTAGCATCCTGTAACCGTTCTCCATCGCTACATAATCGTTCAGGTTCCTGCTCCGCTTTTCCGGTGTCTGCCATCTGTGTCCTTCCCCTGTTCTGAAATCCCTGTTCTGTGGTGTCGGAAAGAATATCACTTGGTTTGCCAGTCCTGCGTTGCTGCTCCCCCCTGCTTTGTTCCTCAGTCGAACCGTTCCCGTTTCTGTTATGTAAAGTTTGTCCGTTTTCTTTTTGCTCATCTTGCCATCTGATGCTGTTGGAGTAAGCCACAATCCATACTCTATCTCTGCGATGCCAAGCGTTTTTACTGCAAGCTGGAATAATATACGTTTCTGTGGTGTAGTTCTGTGCTTCCAAGTCAGATAGCACCGTGTCGAGTGCCATTCCGATGATGCCAGTAACATTTTCCCCAACAACAAACTTTGGTTGCACCTCTCCGATAACTCTAAGCATTTCAGCCCAGAGGTAACGGTCATCTTCTTTGCCTTTTCGCTGCCCGGCAACGCTAAATGGTTGGCAGGGAAATCCTCCTGAAATAACATCAATTGTTCCATTGTATTCTTTTGCGTTAAATTCTTTAATGTCTTCAAATCGTTTTGTATTCGGGAAATTCTTTGCTAATACTTTTCTACACCATTCGTCTTTTTCGCATTGAAAAATATTATTCCATCCCATCCATTGTGCAGCCAAATCAAAACCACCAATGCCCGAAAAAAGTGAGCCGTGTGAAAGGCACGAGGACATAACATCTGCTTTGTGCAAGTGGGGGTTCAGTGGTGTATTGAGCATTTGTATTTCTATCAATCATTTGTACTTAATTTAAAGTTTAGTGCTTCTAATCCCTTGCCTTCGCAAAGCCGTTGAACGTTAGCTGCCATTTGCAGACGACAATACATATCTCGGCATTAGTTCCCCTTGATGCTTTTCAATACCCTTAAACACAAGTTTTTTATTTTCAATTAGCGGACATATTATTTCGTGCCTAACAAGGCAATCAGCATACATAAACATTCCACATTCAGGTAAAAACCAAACGCTATTAAACATTCCTTGTGGTTTGTAAAATTCATCTTCTAAAGACAATTCGTGTTCTATTGCCTCAATAAGTTTTCGTTGGCTTAAATCTATTGAATACTTAAAAGTTTTACCACCAACACCAGATGACCTGTGTAAGCCATCGTTAAATCCGTTTAATAAATTGTTTTCCATTTTGTCAGTTTATAAGTTTACTTTTTTAATTAATTTGTCAGGTTATGGGCTGACGAAAAACGGCAGCTAACAATATATTGGCAAAAGGCGGTCAGACGTGATACTATCAACATCAGTGGCTCATCCATCATTTGTGCTACTATCAACAGTAGTGCTACAAATCCCGCCCTTCGCCAATACAAAAAGTTATAAGCCATTTTAGAACAACGACCCGTTATCAAAAATCACAGGCAGACGATACCCTTCAAATCTAAAATCAAGTGAAACAAACTTTGGACTTTTACAACCAAACCATTTCCACCACAATTTTTTATACCAAGCACTTTTTGATAACAAACTTTTATACGTTTGTTCTAAATGTTTTGCCTGTTGCATATTTCTTGAAACGATTATGCAATTAGGTCTTTTGATAGCCGACTGTAAAATCCAAGTTGTGTTTCCAGTTGCTCTTGTTGTTCTGATGATTTCTTCTAATCTTGTCATTGCTTTTAAATTAAATTGTTAAGCCAAACACGAATAAAAACGGCTTATAACAGTGGTTTGGCAAAAAGCCCCATCAGGGCAATGGCAGCGTGGTTTATTCTAATGACCCCTGAAGCACCAAAAGAAATTTTCGGTAATTTTTTGGACGTGTTGCCGCTTTGCTTTGGCAAGGTGGCGTTGTCGAAGATGTGGAGGTTCATAGTGGTGTTTATTTGAGGTGAAAAAATGCTGCCAACTTTTGGCGCTTCAGACAGCCATCGTAGATAACGTTGGTGTTCGTTTTCTACGGATGGTTTTTTCTGAGCGAGATCAAGTAGGGTTAACATGGGCTGGCTGGTGTTTTTATTTTGAGAATTACTTCCCCTTAAACCGCTTCGCCTTAACCCATTTCTGCCGGCCTGTTTGTTGAAGCCATTGGCCGTAATCTTTTGGCTTTAAGCAGGTGTCAGTTCGCACAAATTTTGCATCGGCGGTGCTTTGAGCGCCCATCATAGACGCAATTGCTGCTAATTCTCCTATGTTTTTCATTTTGCTATTTTAAAACTGTTTTAAAAAGGTATATCACCGCCACTGGTCGGTGCCGGCTGCATGCCTGCGCTCGGTGGGAATTGCGGCGCCTGCTGCTGATCATTGAAAACAAACTCTTTGGCGCCACCGCAGTACTCCTTCGGCTGCCCCTTTTGGTCCTTGCCCTGCGCCAGAGAAATGGTGTGGGTTTCACCGATTGGGCTGACGGCCCTGCGCTGGGCAATGGCTACCTTCAGCTCCGTGGTATTCTTTGTCGGGTGCTGGTAAATGTGTGGCCCCTGTAGTGCGCTGAGGTTTACCCAGCGTTGGCCAGTTTTCTGATTTACGATGATGTGGCCCTTAAAGGCTTCATCGAGAATGATGTTTGCGTTTAGAATGCTTGACATGGTTTTTAGCCGGTCGGATTGGGCCGGGACTTTTTGTTTTGATTCTTAATAAATAATACTGAAGTGCATGCTTGTAACTAACTTTTTGAAAACCCATACTGCAAAATCTTTTTGTGCCAATAATCTTCGTTAAACGTTATGGCTGCCACATCAGGCTTTTCGGTTTTGGTGTTAACCGATGCGATAAACGCTCGCGGCGCTCCAATTGCTTTGGCATAGCCAGTGAGCTGCAACGGGTAGCCAAAATGGTCCATAACTTTTTTCAGGTCCTCGCCGGTAACTTTTAAGTCCACCACCAGCTTTCCGGGTAGGGCTAAGTCGATGCGGCCCTTGTAGGGCATTACGAAACCTTCGTGCTCAAACTCAGCGGTCACTGTTAGTTCGGGCTTCATAAACGGCAGCAGCGGCCCGACCATTTCCTTTAGCTTTAAAGCCAGCTTTTTTGCATTGGGGTTGGTGTGTGGGAATTTGTGCGGCTCCAACAGATAGTTGTGAACCTCGGTACCCAACGACATCTTTGCCGTTGCCGTGAAGGGGCCGCCACCTTTTAAGCCGCTGTAGCTGTACTGCGGCAAAGCCAGGTATTGGTCAAATGGCAGCCCCTCGTAATATCTGACATTGCTGACCGTCACTTCTCTACCTCCTCATATTCAAGGCCAGTGACACGCTCTCCGGTGGCTGAGGCGTGCTGCCCCAAAGCTGCCGCCATTTGCCCCAGGCTTAGCTTATCCCAGGTTTTTACCCGAATGAAGGATGCGCAGTCCGCCCAGTTTCTTAGGAACCCGGTGATGACATTCTTGGCCCACTGCTGGTCGGCGGCCCCTACTACTACCTGCAGCTTCTTGCGGACTACCGGCCCCTGCACCAATGCGCTGACCTCGGCCGTGGCCACCAGTGTGTTGGTAGCGGTTTCAATGGCTACGTCTTGCTGTACCGCCTGCTGGCGTACTGCTGATGCGGCCCCTTCTGCCGCCAGTGCTGCTTCTGCGTTGGCAAGGTCAAACTCGAAGTGGCTCCATTTGTCCATGGCTTCGGCAATGGCCTTGGCTTGGTCTTCGGCAATGGTGTACTGCGGCACATCAGAAAAGATTGCTGTGGCTTCTTCCGGCGTTAAATACACCAGGTTGAATTTGTTGAACGGCCCCCGCGGTTCGGCTAACAATATTTTGTGCAGATCTTCAAACGGAACAAGCGACCGCTGCTGCAACGACATACGGTAGGCCCCGGCGGTGAGGTTGTGCATGCGCAGCCGATACTCAGCGGCAAGGCGATAGTTTTCGCTGCTGATGAATGCCCGAAGGTTGGCCTTCTCCGCTTCTTTGGCATTGGCTTTTGCCACCTTTTCCGCTTCTTTCTTACGAACAGCCAGTTCGTGGGCTGCCGCCAGACTGATCAGGCTGTCATTGCGCTTTTCAAACTCCATGGCTGGCTTGATCAGTTTGGCCTCAATCATGGTCGTGAACGTCAAACGGTTTGACTTATCACTTGCGGCCTGGGCTTTCGCCTCTTTGATCTTGGATTGCACCGACGTTAGGTTTTCGTCTGCCTCAATCTTGGCCAAGATACCTTGCACTGCCAGCTCGCCCTTGGCCAGAGCATCGAACAATTGCGCCTTGGTGTTGGCGACTTGTAGCCATCCCTGCTGCTGTGCCGGCGTGGCTACTACTGCTACTTCTGTTGTCATAATTCGACATCATTTAGTGGTGAAAAAATGTTTGCTTGTATTGCGGGTGTGGGTGTGCGCTCAATGCGTCCGACCGATTGTTGCTGCAATAAGGTGGTTGCCGGTGCCGTTCCCCATGGGATTTCGTCGTCGCCTTGCTGCATCTGCATGTTTCCAGGGTAATTTAAGGCTGATGCTACTGCTGCATTTGCAGGGGCTTGGTTGATTTGCTGTATCTGCGTTGGGGTTCCCGCTGCTACCAGCTTGCCCGTTTGCAGAAATGCGGCAACTACTTCCTGCGTGTTCATCTGAGGCAGCGCCGATACATCGGTTATTGGCGGTTGCTCCAGCTGTACGCTCCCCAGTGCTGCCTTAAGGCGCTCTTGCTCAAGTAGCTGCTCAATGTCGCTTTGGAGTACCTGCTTTGGGGGTTCCGACGGACCTTGCGCCGTTGCCAGCTCTCTGTACCTGCTGCCAACAAACTCTTGAATGTCGGACTTGTTTAGGCCGCCACCAAACAGCGTGCCTAGCTTTTCAGCGGCATTACTGAGGGCATAGCTGGCTGCCGATGGAAACGCCATCATGACTGCCGCTGCTTTGATTTCAGAAAGGTTGCCACCCTGCGCACCTGAGTTCAGCTGCACATTGACGGCTCCGGCTCCGTCTTTATGAAGCCAGGTGTTGGTACCTGGTATGCAGTAGTGTAACCGCACCTGCACGGCTATGCTGTTAAAAACGTCTTTGTAGGAAACGATTTCGTCCCACCAATACAGCCCGAAGATGCGGGTTAGCAGGAACCTGACTTTGTCGATGGGCAGGTACTTTAATGGTACGGTTTGATTTCCGCTTTTGACCGTCACGGTGTTGTGGGTTTTCACCCAACTTTGATGCACTGGCTTGTTTAAAAGCTCCAGCAGGGCATCGTGCTTGAAAAGGTCTTCCTGATGCAGCTCCGCAAGCGTCGGCAGCTGATGGGTTGATGCAACTTGCATATATCTACTTTGTGTTTGGTTACAAAAAAAACCGGTCCCAACTATCTAACAATTCCTCCCCTAAAAAACAACTGTGGGACCGGGTGCACCGGCATATTTATATCCTTCGGTGCGCACGGATGCGCTTAACGGCTGATGTTACGAAACCAGTCGTCTAGTTTTTTTTGCCTGAATATGGCCAGCATTAGCGTGGCAGGGAAAAAGACAATGGCTGTTATTATGGCTTTTATTATCATATGTGAATGGTGGCGCAAGGCCTTTGCATGCAAGGGCGGATTCGAACCGCCACCTTTTGACTGATGTCAAATGCTCTCCCGTGTTAAGCTACTTACAATACGATGCTTCTGCTGGCAGCAGATTACTTCGTTTCGTCCTCGTCCTCGTCGGGGCAAAAGCCTCTTGGATTTTACTCATGGTTTTGAGTTTTATGGAGTGAAAAAAAGAAATGACCAGGTTGTAAAGGGCAATCAAGCCGATGATGATTAGCATATAAAAATGGTTAATGGTTACTACAATGGGGGGATTATACGTTAAGTACGATTTCGTGGATGGTGGCGCTTTTGTACTCAGCCTTGGCGCGGCAATCTTCTAATGCTGTTTGTGCCGCCTCGATTGTAACATAAGGGCCAAACACCCAGGACTTTCCGCTTATGTTTTCCATCCTTATAACCCACTCGGTAACGGGGGCCATAAATAGGTCCAGGCTGTCATTCTTGCCGTAGCGCTTAATGGCTCCTGCTACCTGGCCCACTTTGACGATACCAGCGATATGCATCAGCAACATGAAATTGGTTAGCCCCATCGGCCTGCACGTGGCTTTTAGGTTGGTCTTGTACCGCCCCGCCTTAGCATTGTACCGCATGCACTGCACGGTACTGCCTTCAACGATTACTATCGGGGCCAACATTTCGGACTTAGAAAAATGACCTCCGCGGTCTTGAAAGCCAAAGGCCTCCATAAATTCAATGATTTCAGTTTGCATGCAATTGTTGTTTTAGGGTTTTAGTAGAATTTTTTTCCAGTACTTTTTCAATGTCTTCGACATCGTACATCACCACGCGGTTGCCCGTTAGGTAGCTGTAGTTGATGCCCAGTTTATCGCGGTGGTGGATAAGCGCCTGCCGGGTGATGCCCAGCCACTGCAATGCATCGGCCTCACTGATCCACTTGCTTTGATGCTTCATTTATCTCGCGTTTTAAGTCCTCGAATAGCTGCCGGCCGATGGTTAAGGCAATCTGCCTTCCTTTTTCGTACTCGGTTTTGCCCGGTGTGCAGCGGTCGATACACCTGGTCAAAAAGTCAATTTTGTCGGTTATGGCTGTTTCAATGTTCATAGCCTGCTTTGCGCCTCCTTGATGCGGTGCTTTCGTGCGATGTAAAAATTGTTGATGGCGTGAAACACATTCTCGCTCATTTTGCCATTTTTTATGGCCAGCTTGACCGTTTCGGCATGGATGCCGTTTCCCTCGGCTATTTTTTTAAAATCGCCATGCTCGCGGTAACTGTTCCACTCTTTTATTGTTTCTGCTGAAACTGTCATTATACTATTGGTTTTATTTGATATACTCGTTTTACTTTGTCGCCCAACCTTACACATTTTGATTTGCCAAAAAATTCGCCCAGAGCTACGGTAATATGGTAGCGACTGAGGCCGTCTCCGCAATACCTTATGGCATCGGTACTGGTCATGTAGTGGGTTTCGCTTTTTTCGAAAAGCTGCAATACTGTTTGCCGGGCTGGTAGCAGCAGGGGGTTGTTGCCCATTAAAGCAAGCCGTGCTGCTATGCGGTTTTGCCTTGCTCCTATAATGTAACTGCGAAGGGTGCGACCTACTTCGCTGCGCTGGAACATGCATATCTCTTTAGCCATGTCAAGTGTGAGGTAGTAATCGGCAAGTGGAAGCCTGTCGCTGCCAGCCCTGCACACCTCCATGTAATCAACATCATTTATATATCCGATAGAAAAAACGCTTTTGAGCCAGTCTTTGATTTCGCGCTGAATGCCAAGGGCGGTGTGCAGCGCCCGTGCGCTTATAACCTGCATTGATTTGTAATCGATGATCTCAATGGTTGGTGTAGGCTTTTCTACTTCTTTAACCACTGGCCTGCTTTCTACTTCTGAAAAATACCTCCTGATGGTTTCCCCGGCTTCGGTGCGAGCCATCATGGCCAGGCGTTTTGCAAAGGAGAGGGAGAGGAGGTAGTCGGTGGTGGGTCGGCCACCTTTCGAAGCGGGGAGGGGGTTTTCGTCATGTTGACGAGAACCTGTTTGGGGGTTTTCGCCCTTAGGGTGAGAACCTGTTTGGGGCTTTTCACCCTTAGTGCGAACTTCTACCCAGTCCTCATTTTCGAAAGCCCATTTGGCGTTTACAATATTTACCCTTGCCCATTTCGCATAGTGGGCCTTATTATACCCCAAGCCTTTATGCAGCGCAATAGCGCTTACCGCCCTTTGTCCGTTGTCTTTTTTTACTATTTGTGGTAACATGGTCATTAATTTTTTCCAACCGCTTGCATTTTGCTTTTCGGCGTATTATATTTATCCGTGCTTTGACAAAGATGGGAAAACAATTTCCCTAAAAGCACAAATTTTTTTGTGCAAAGAAAAAAAATATAAAATTTTGAAAACAAAGGCTGAAATAATAGAGAATATCAAAAGCAGTGGCATGCCACTTTTGAAAATTTCTAAAGAAAATGGGGTGCCAAACAGTACATTAGATAAATGGGTGAGGGGTGTCTCTAAACCAGACTTAGAAGTTTTGCTCAAAATAGACGAATTTTTGTCTAATAAGGAAAACAGTAAATCGTTAAAATTTGCTGGTTCTACGCTAAATGCCAATGCAATACCAGTATTTTCGGAGATAAATCCGGCTTCCACAAACGATAGCGGAAGTAAAAACAAGGTCCCGATGGCTTTTCTACCAAATAGTATGTTTCCCAATTGCGACCATGCGCAGAGAGTATCTGGCAACAGCATGTACCCTCGGATTATCAACCAAGGGTATGTCATAGGCAAAGTGCTTGATAAAACTAAATCAATTGCGTCTGGCGAAATCTATGGTATCCACTTTAACTCCCAATCGCTCATTAGATATCTTCACGACTGCACAGACACCGAGTTTATGCTGCGTGGCGAAAGCCAATCGGCGCCGGAATTTAAAATCAGCAGGGCTGATGTGGATATGATTTTCCGCGTTTTATTCATACTTAACCCAGCATAACATGAAAACACTCGTATTGATTGCAGCGTTAGCGCTGACTGGCTGCGCTTCGCAGCAGAAGGTGGCAGAAAGCCTGAAAGGCACAGACATTGCCGAGATTGTGCGCCAGTACGGCCCGCCCACCAGCAAAACAGACGACGCCAACGGGGGCGAGATATACACCTATGCTTCTCAGGGCAGCAACCCTTTTACGGGGCAGGCCATGATGGTGTACGAGCACATTTATGTTGGCCCCGACCGCAAGGTTTACCACTACATGAAAAACAGTGAAAACGTGGCACCTACCCAGGTGCAACAAGTAAAGCCATACAAAGCTCCGCCAGTTAGTACCGCCACTGGATACGGCAACTAGCCCCACTTCTCCATTTCTTTGTCCACCCTTTGGTTTATGATTTTGTAGTAAATCATGGTGGTGCGCAGGTCGCTATGCCCCAGCAACTTGCTTGCCACTTCTGCACTGATGCCAAAATTGGCGCACTGCACCGCAAACGTATGCCGCCCGGTATGAAAGGTTAGCGGTTTATCAATGCCGCACACATGGGCAATAGCCTTTAGGTATTGGTTGCATTTTTGGTTACTGAATACCGGCACCGCTGGCCACGTGTTGATCAGGTTTTGAATGCGCTCGTTCACTTTGATGCTTACCACTTCGCCCGTCTTGGTGGTGTAGAGTATCAATCGGCCTTCTTGTATTTGCTTGCCAAAGTCTAATGCCGCCACGTCGCTGTACCTCAGCCCGGTGTAGCAGCTGAACAAAAACCACTTGGCCACGTGCATCAGGGTGGGCGCATTTTCCATGGCCGCAACGGCCGCTATTTCATCCATCGTAAGCCAGGTGCGCTGCGGGTTGAGCTTGGCCGGTTTGGTGTAGATATCGAAAGGGTTGGTGCTGATCTGCTGGTGCTTGACTGCATCGTGCATTACTGCACTCACAAACGACACGCGTTTTAAAACGCCTGGTCCATTGCAGCCATCCTGCCTGCACCAGTCTTCGTAATTTAGCAACCATGCCGGGGTTAGCTTATCCAGCGTTACCAGCTCGTCAAACCGAAGTACTTGCCGCAGCATGGATTGATAAGCCCGCATGGTGTTGCGGCTCTTGGTGCGCTCCCATCTGCCCATGCACTCAATTGCATACCGCTTGAACGTTATGGCGCTGCTGAGTGCCTCGGGTGCCGCTGTTGCCGCTTGCACCAACTTCAGCGCCAGCATCTTGTTTATCTGTGCCGCCTGTGGATGGCTGGGTTTTACTTTCTGCTTATCCCGGTCCCACTGTTCAGGTTTTAGCTTGATGCCCAACGCCTCAAAGCGCCGGGTGGATTTGTCGCGGTAAACGATGCGCAAAAGGCATAGGCCGCTTTTGTCGGGCCGGTTCCGCAGCTCGTAGCTTATTGTCATACAGTTGGGTGCTATTGGGTGCTAAATTGGGTGCTAAAGTAGCAAATAACTATTGACAAGTATTGACAACTATTTACAAAAAAGCCTGAATACCAGTGTTTTACGTTGATATTCAGGCTGTGGGGTGGAGCTGCAGGGAGTCTCTACGTCTTGATGGGCGTGTATTTGGGTGGCATGGGTGCAATCTTAACCTCGCAGTTCAGCGCCTCGGCTACCGATACCAATTTTGCCAGCTGGGTGCCTTTCCCTTGCTCCAGCTCACTCAATGTGGGCCTGCTGATGCCGGCAATGAGACATAGTTGCTCGTGCGTTAGCTGCTGCGCCTTGCGCCGTTTAGCGATTTGTAGGCCTATTTTTTTGAGTGGTTCCATTAACCCAGGATTTTAAAGTTATCGCCTTTCCGCTCGCCCTTGGCGATAAGCCAAAAGCAAATGATTAGGCAGAAAAATACAGTGCTGACGATTTTTGTTTGTAACACTGTGTTTGTTGACCATACGGCCGCGGCTGCCAAGATACTGGCGCTGATGTTGAAAACCTTGATACGTTTCATGTTTAGTGGGGGTTTTTGGTTACTGTGATGGTAATTTTTAATTCAGAACCGGGTGGCGGGTCACTTTCCTTTTCAACCCTAGTGGTGTACTTGCGCTGGCGGTAGTTGTATGACTTGTAGACGTGCTTGCCGCAGACCTTATCAATGGCCGCTTCATACGTCTTCCTGAGCTGTGCCAGTGCCTTCAACGCCTTGCCCTCAGTGGTTGTAAACTCCGCTGAGTAGATTGAAGACGTGGCGACGATGGTAACCTGGTGTTCATTCTTTTTCATGGCTTATGGATTAATGGTGAATAATGCGGTGATTTTTTGGCTCCCAGTAGTGGGCGCTGTGTCCATGGCGTCTACCCTAAAGCCGTGGGCGTACATCGCGGCCTCAATGGCTGCGTCTGTCCTCTCTGATGCCCTCGCGGCCTTCATGGCGGCTAAGTAGTTCATCTGGGCTGCCACACATAACGCGGTCACTAGCGTTAGCAGGGTTACGACTGTGATTTTGATTGCTTTCATGTTGGTTGATTTGTGCAGCCTTACGGGGCTGCGTTTTGGTTGATTGTTATTTAGCCAAAAGCTCCTGACACCTCTTTTTTAAAATTGGATACATGCTTCGCGGCGCACCCATATTCACGCACTTGTTGCCAAGATACGTTCTGAACTGATGGCTGTTCTTTTCGGCTTTCTTTGCCAAATATTTAGCCGCTTTATCAACGTCGCAGAACGCTGCAATAGTTTCCAATCCAGCTGCGTCAATCGCCGCGTTAAACGCCAGCTCTTGGTCAACCAGTTCAGTAAGTTTTGTTGATATTGGAATCTTCTTCCACTCTAGCTCTTCAGCTATGCTTTTGTAAGAAGCAACCCAAACCCTTATTCTTGTTTTAGCAGTTGCGCCAGTGGTGCCTTTTTTGCGTAGCCAAAGGTCTTTTGGGTTGCCGTTGAATCCACCAAAGTTAACCCACACCTTACCGGTTTCGGTTTCTTTAACCTCAAGACCTTGCGTGTTGCTCACCTCTTTTAGCGCAAGAAGACCTTCCTCAGACCATACTTTAGATACTGTAATTGTTGTCATGTTTTTTTGTTTTTAACCAGCGACCTGCTGGCACCGCCAAACCCCGCGCCGGGGGAGGCTGCGGGGTGGTGTGTGGGTGTGGGCTTGCCTACAACTTGCCTTCATCAGCAAAGCTGTAATAACCGTCCTCGGGCGTGATGATGACGTGATCAAGTATTTTAATGTCCATAATCAATCCGGCTTGCTTAACCTTCTCCGTCAGCCTAATATCCTCATCACTGGGCCGCAGGTTACCGCTGGGATGGTTGTGGCATAGCACCATGCCCGTGGCAAGGCATTCGAGCGCCTTATGGAATATCAACCGCACATCTACTACGGTGCCGGTTATGCCGCCTTGACTGGCTTTGTACCAACCAATGGTGTTATTGGCCCTATTGAGGAATACGACCATGAAAGACTCGTACACCTCAACACCTTCCCATATCCGGTGGAAAAAGTCATTGATGTCCTTGGACGACCGCACATGGATTTTGTTGATGGTAGCTTTCTTCATTTCTACTTTCAGCTCGGGGCAGGGGGATTTGAATTGCTTTGTCATTGTGGTTGTTTTAGGGGGTTGATTACTTGGTTTGTGTTAAGCCTTGGCCGTACTGAAATGTGAACCTGGCTGTCTCGCTGCCGCCTTGGCTCACCGTAGCCCAAAGGGTTTCGGTGGTTGGCCTGTGCTCGTAGGCCTTGGCTAGCTTGAATTCAATGTAGTCCGGCGCTACATTGAGGGTCGTGGCAACGCTATCAAATTGGTAGCTGCCTTCGTAGAAATTGACTGTGGTTTGCATGGTGGAGAGTTAAACGGTTTGACTTTATAGCTGATTAAAAAGGATTGCAAGATTGTCTTGGCTCATTCCGCTGTCCCAATTACTTGTTGCGGCTTTCAACATCGCAACGCGTTCGGCTTTCGGCATGGCTTTGAATTGTGCCTTAGCCTGGCTGATTTGGCCGTTTGTAAAACTCTCGGCAACCATTTCAAAATACTGCAGGTCCGATTGCAGGCTGTAGATCTTTAGTAACTTTTTCATAAATGTTCCTCCGTTTTTGTTGATACAAAGCTACAGCTCCAGACCATGTAAACAAACATTTACATAAGATTTCGTAAACATTCAATGAAATGGCAAAAAGGTTAGATGGTATCTAACAAATAACTGGTTTTGTTAGATGAAACCATTGTGTTACAAAGTGTACATAGTTGTTACATGGTTGTTACATACTTTTTTTGGCTGTAACCCTTGCAAATGCTCAATTGTTACAACTGTTACAGACTTTTAGCCCCTATAATCACATAGAGGATAAAAATTATATATTTTCATTTTCAAAAATTATTGAGGTATAATACCTTGCATTACATAGTACTATAAGTCGTTTTCTTTTCAAAATGAAAACATATTATATTTTCCATACAAGCTTTAAAAGGGGAAAAAAGTCTGTAACATTGTAACAATTGAGCATTTGCAAGGGTTACAGCGTTTTGAAGTCTGTAACAACCATGTAACGTTAGGAAAAAGTATGTAACATGCCTATTGCATCTAAAAAAACCACTGTTTCTTTGAATAATATCTAATCAATAATGCGCCTGGCTGAATAATCTCTAAATCGGACCGCTCAAACCCTTATAAATGCTACATTCATACATGACAATGGCCGCAGCAGCTAAACGGTTCGGGCTGGATATCAAACAATACCAACTACTGGATGCCCTGCGCAACAGCTTCAACACCATCCGCCTGATCTCAAGCCTTTATGACCTGCTCGGCCTGCATCCAATGAACCTCAGCCGGCTTAAAACAATGCTCGCTGCCGCGAAACAAAAAAACCTGATCACAGCCTCAGCAGTGCCGCGTAAGGCGTGGAATGGTAGCCAACCAATCATTTACTCACTTACGCCCATGGGGCATGCCATGGCTGCCGCCATTGATGCGTATGGTGAGACGCTGCGGAGCCAGCAGCCGGACGTCCTAGAGACGGGCCCGTCCTATCAAAAACATTTGGATGTTACATCCCGCAATCGGTTGAAGGTGAATGCCGCAGGAGGTGGCCGCAAACTGTCCAAACGCGACCGTGAGCTGCTCGCCCAGCTGGCTGCCGAAGGAGCCAAGCCGGTTCCCAAAAAGCGGACCGCAAAGCCATCGCAGCCCATTGCATGGCAACCTGGTGTTTAGTCCTAAAATGTGCGGTTTTCGGTTCCTACTTAACATAATAGAAGTTATGGGAGAAAACTTTTTTTTGTAACTGGCTGTAATTCAGCGAATTACACATGGCAATTTTGCGCAGATATACAGTTTCTAATGCCAGAACGGTTTTGTTAGATTTCATCTAATCGGAAGCGCAGTTTTTGAAACCGTTTCGCTGCGCATTTTGTTTTGGTTTTGCCCAATTTGCCTTTTGCTTTGGAGCGCAAACGAGAGTGTATGTGGTCGCAGTAGGTATGCAGAAACGGATGCCACCCATGTACCGGTTTGCGTTCCCCAACGGCCGATGCCACCCCCCGAAAAAGGTAATAACCCCCAAAGTTTAACGAATTGTCCCTGTAGTGATGGCGTGTATCAGTGCTTTAAACTGTTCAATCGATCTGACGGTGTAAGTGGTTACGCCTTGGTTTTTGAATGCCTGGTGCACTCTGACTTGTTCTGGATCGAGAGTACCGGTTAAGGTTTTAAATTCCATAGGGTATGGTCTGTTGTCGAAAAGCAGTATCATATCTGGTATGCCGGGTACGAGTCCTGATGCTTGTAGTTGTTTTGCCTCTATTTTGGAGCGTTTGCCACCATTAGGAACGTGGAAGAAGCAACGGCGAAGGGTTGGGTAGTTATCCCAAAGCCACTGAAAGCATTCGGCTTGAATTTTTATTTCGGCTGCGTTCATGAAATAAAACTATCGTCAAACAGCTTGACTATTTATATTCGCAGTACAAACGCATAACAAATGGAAAGTAGAAGGCTACAATCGAGCATGCCAATGGCGCATTTGGATATCTGCGACCGGTTTAGGGAGGTGCGTTTGATGCGGATGGAGACGCAGTTGGAGTTTGCGAAAGTGGTGGGGTTGACGTTGAGTTACGTTAAGATGGTAGAGGGCAGGCGGTTTACGCCGAACATTTACGCGATAAAGCAGGTGCATGTTGTTTGTGGGGTAAGTTATGACTGGTTGCTGGATGGGGTAGGGCCATAATTTTTTTTGTTTGTGTGGTCAAACGGTTTGACTTAAATTTGTGGCTATGTTGGTACGCATAGAATCGAAGTTTCAGGACAAGATTGTGTTTAAGAGCGGCGTGGAGCTGTACCAAGACACGTGGATGGAGCACAGGGAGAAGGTGACGCTGAGTGGTGAGGTAGTGCATTTGGCACCGAGTGATGGAAGGGTGGTGAAGAAGGGCGACAAGGTTTACTTCCGGTATGATGTGGTGGGTGACAGTTCGATAATTGAGGGCCATATCCGGTACCACAACTTGATACCGTTTGATGGCGAAGATTTATGGCATGTTAGTCTGGCGCAGCTGTTTGCCAAGGAAGTGGATGGTGAGATTGAGAGTATTGGTGATGTGGTGATTGGCGTGCAAGACATCAAGCAGGACACCTGGGAGAGTAGCATTTTGGTAAAGACGCAGCTGGATGATAAAATTGACCGTAACCGAATGACGGTGAAGTACAATGGCGGCGGATTTAAGAAGGGCGACAGGTTGTATGTGAATGGCCCCACGGTGGGGAAATACAATTTCAGTGGAATTTTTGGTGATGATTTGGCAGTGGTATCAAAACACAACATCATAGGCTATGACGATACAAAAATCGCATGAGTGGCTGGACATAATGCTTGATAAGGCGCAGAGTGGCTTTATTGCTCCCGAGGAAAAGGACGATGCGCTACATCGGGCCAGTTTGTCGGTGTTTGCCAGTTACTTGACGCAGTATGTTGAGACAGGCCGGGTGCATGTAGCGTTAAACCCGTTTCGTGAGATTTACGAATTTACGGCGGCGAACATGGCTGGCGGTGGGTATTTGGCATTGCCGTCGGATTTTGAGCACCCAACGGGTTTGATGTTGGGAAGTGGGCAGGGCGTTCGTATCATTAGACCTGACGAGCTGCCTTTTTCGTTGAAGAGCGTGGTTAGGCCAGTGACGTCGACAACGCCGGTGGCGGTGTTTACATCTAAAGATGTGGCAACGATTACATCTAAAAGCAAGTTGCGGTTTTACCCCAAGGTGAATACCTATGTTGGGGAGTTGTATTATTTGAAGACGCCACCAACGCCAGTGCACAATTACACCATGAATGGCAGGCGGGTAGTTTACAATCCATCTGGCAGTGTTGATTTGCCATGGAGCGATACCACGGTAAATGCTGTTTTGATGAAGTCGCTTGAATTTTTGGGTATAAGTCTTAATGACCAACAGCTGGCGCAGTACGCTGGCCAAAAAACCATTGGCACCGCATGAGTAAGCTTCCCAAAATAGCGCAAGAAGTAAAAGATGCCGCTGAAAGGGGTGTGCCTATTGAAAAAATTTCGAAAGCGTTTGGCTATAAGCCAGAAGTGATAGAAGCGATTTTATCGTTTGGGGAAGAAGTGGATGGCGGTAAAGCGGTGGATGATGTTTTGAAAAGCCGGAACGACAAAGTTTTGGATAAGCTTTTCGGCAGCGGCAAGGCGGCGCCGGCTCCAGTGGTAAATGATGCCGCTGCAATTGGGCAGATTATTGCTGAGTACAACGAAACCGACCCCACTCGAAAGTTTGGTGAGCGTGTAGAAGCCGTGACCAGGGAAATGGCTGCCAAGGGCGAGAAATACGCCATGAGTGCAAATGTGCCAGAGAACATGAAAAACCTAACCTGCATTGGTGGGGTATGCTTAGCGCACCAGCGGGCCGGCAACAAGTTTGCAGGCATGAAAGGCGTGACGGTGAAAAATAAAAACTATGAAAAAGAAGGGCTTCCCGAAACGATAGAGTATAATCCATCGTTTTGGGACAATGCCGACAAGCTTGGTTACAATGTGTTCGAGTTGGACGATTTGAGCAAGGTGCAAAAAGGCGATATCATCGGTAAATACGGCAAAGCCTACGATGGATCTGAGCGGATGATGCACAGCAACATTGTTTTAGAAGATGGCGGCGGCAAAGGGCCGACCGATATAAACCAGGGCCGCGATATGATGGCCTACGACAGCTACCAAGCCACCAACAACGATTTGCCGATTGGAAAATACGCTTATCGCGGTGGCGAAAAAAATGGAAAGCCGGTGACGTTTAAGGTGGCAAGGATAAAAGCTGAGCGGGCGGCTGAGATTGAAGGCGAAGACGCGGCTAAAAACTGGAAACGCACCAAAGATTGGTATATGCAACTGGCGGCGCCGATTTTGAAGCAGGCCCCTGATTTGTACGAACCGTTGATGAAGTATGGTGCAGCGGTAAAAGCCGGCAATGGCCAGGAAGCAGCAGCGTTTAAGCAGAAAATAGCGGTAAGGCTACGCGATAACCCACAACTTTTAATCCAATTATTCCCCAATGGCAACTAAAAATAGCTTAGCTGAACAAGTGTTGTTGATGCTGACCGATGGCAGGCCTGACCAGGTGACTGGGTACGACATCAGGGACATCATGCTTGCCGTGGTGCAAGCAATAAGCGAGATAACAAAAGCTCAGTATTACTCCGGCACGTTACCCAGTGGCGAAACCATACCGAATGGCACGATGATGGCTACTTATGAAGCGGTGGCCACCGAGACGTGGAAAGGCAGGAGCCGGGCGACGCTTCCGGCGCTGCCCATAAACCTACCAAGAGGCATGGGTGTTTTTGAGATTGCCAACAACACCGATCCCTTCATTGTTTACATACCGGCCATGCCTGGGCAGATGGCAATGCTGGCTGGCAGCAACATGGTGGGGGCGTTATCGAACCTGGTGGTGTATGAACAACGCGGCATGTACATTGAATTTAACGGCACGGTAGCTACCGGCAGCATATTGATGCGGCTACTGGTAACCGATGTCAATACTTTGTCTGACAATGCGCCACTGCCGATACCGACGGACTATGAAAGTCTGGTGGTGGATATGGTTTACAAAAGGATGGGTGGCCGCTTGCCCACAAATAAAGACTCCGATTTGGTCACCAATAACATAGCGCAAAAATGATTTACGTCCCACTAGACACGATTGTAAAAAGCGTATTGCTGCGGCGTGGTTACCCCATGCATTGGTATCTCCAGTTTTTGAAGTATGCCTGCGATATCGTAAGAGAATTGAGCATCCGGACCATCAAGAAAATTGACTCCGACGTTTTTACCGTGGGTGCTGATGCCACCATAACGGTACCTGCCAATTACGTGGCGTTGGTGCGCATAGGCGAACAGCGTGGCCAGTACATCAAACCGCTGGTGCTGGGGAAAGGAACGTTTATGCGGCCTGCATCGTCGTACAATACGCCCGAGACAAAAGCTTTGGCGTTATTGGAAGTGGTAAGCAACGCCGGGTACATTGCGACGATCAATGTAGCCGACCCTGTTTTGGGTACCACCATTAGCCTGGGCACATTGACTGCATCAGGCAATAACACCAACGCGACCACGATTTGCGACGCTTTGTTTGCAGCGCTTACAGCCAATACCTACGGTTACGTTATTGCTCGGGTAAACAACACCGTGCAGATACAGCCTCCGGTTGGGTATGGAGCGCAGATAAATGGCGGCGGCAGGCTTAGTATCACCAATCAAACAATACCAGGTGTAGATGCTCGGGTGACGCTCAATATTTCGGGGATATCGTATGTGCTGGGCCGCGAGCTGTCTTTTTTTGCAGCGGCAGTTTCTACTACCATTGGCACGTACACTATGCAGAGCGGCGATAATGTGCCCAGTGTGCTGACGGGTAGAATAGTTGCGGCATTGGCAGCAAATGGCACTGGTTATGTGGTAACCCAAGAGCCTGGCGACACATCAAGCCTGCGGTGTGTGGCACCAGCAGGCACCGGTGCAAGGGATAACGGCTTTGGTTTTTTTGTAACCTGGGCAGGCGGTTCGACATCCTCAAATTTTGCCAGTGGCGTAAATGGCATAGCCAGTCCGTTTGGAATCAACATCGCGCAGTTTGCCGGTGGCGTAACAGCCATCACAAAGATTAGTGACGATTTTTCCGACGAGGGAGACGGCTGGATCCCAATTTCCGGCTGGCTGACCAACGATTTTGGGGAGCTTACGGGCGGACTGTTTGGTTTCGGTGCAGGGGTGGAAACAGACACTTTTGAAGAGTTTGCCGAACTGGGGAAAATACGGTTTCACAGCTCGATGATAGGCAGCAAAGTGGTAATGGACTATTTATCAGACCCGAACGGCGCCACCAACACGACGCGGGTAAGCCCGCTGGCTCAGGCCTGCGTGGAGCAATACGTGATTTGGCAGATGAAAGAGCACTCCAGGGTTTACCCGAAGGGCGAAGCCAAGGACGAAGAGCGCATGTACTGGAATGAGGAACGCCATTTGAGGGCACGGATGCAGCCATTGTCTGAAGACGATATTTTACGGATATCGAGAAGGAATTACAGAAGGTCAAATAAAAGCTAGACATGATACAACCGGTACAGCAAACATTTGAGGGATTGTTGAACAGTGATGATTCGCCCGAGTACATTGCTGCGAACCAGTATGTGAATGCCTTAAACTTTCGGTTTGGCAAAAGCCGCGCCGGGAAGTTTAACCGGTTTGAGCTGATAGAAAGCAACAGGGAAGTGGTAAATGTCGATTTGTTTGCCGGCACAAACAAACTTGTGGGGAAGCTTGAAGACTCCGCGAAAGACAGGATTGTATACCTGGTGTGGAATAGCGCGGGCCACTCTGGCATTTGGGTGGTTGATGCCAGCGAAACCATCTACTTGGCGATAGAAGACGCCGATACTGAAGTAGGGCTTGGGTTTACAAAGGACAATTACATACACAGCGTGGCCTTAGTAGGCGATTTGCTGTATTGGGTGAATGGTGGTGAGCCATCGCGGTTAAACCTTGAAGCAGCGCTGAAAGCCAGCAACGCGGGATATTCAACGACGGTTACTGCTTACACGTTCCCAATAAAGGAGACTACCTACAGGTTGATACGCAAACCGCCTATAAACATTCCCATTGCGGTAAAAGTGATTGATGCCACGATAAACGTAAACCAAACTAAGGACACCGGGTTTAAGTTTTGCTGGCGGTACAACTACAGGGATGGAGAAACCAGTACGTTATCGGCGTTGAGCCGATACACGCCACCCAATACTCCGGCCGAAACCACGGCTGGCTACAATGCCATAGACGTAACGTTGCCAACCGCTGAGATCATAGAGCAAGACGTGATGATAGTTGAGCTGGTGGCGGTGTACCCCATAGATCAAACCTACTTTGTAATAAAGGCCTGGGACAGACAAAACACAGCTGACGCCACAGCCATCACCAACCACAATGCCGGCACTGCGTTAACGTTCCGTTTCAGCAATAATACTGTTGGTTACGCACTAGACAACGCTACCAAGGTAAAGCCATTTGACAGCGTGCCACACGAAGCCTGGGCCATGACCATTGCCAAAAACAGGTTGATATTGGGTAGGACCAAGTTGGGGCGTAACACACCAAAAACAAGCTCACTGGCATTTACAGTGCAAAGTGCTTCGAGCCTAACCAACCCCATTGGCGAATGGGTGAAAATAGACTCTACTTATTACCAAACATTTCCAAGTTTAATTTCAGGCTTGTCGTCAAATTTCTATTGTTTTCATTTGCGGCAAACCTACGGCAGCTATGAAGAAGGGTATTACTACACGCCGGCCGAAACCAGTAATTCTACGGGCCCAGCATCCGTTGACCTTACGACTTGGGTGTTTATGACTGAAAAGCTGGCCACGTTTATAAACCCGATATGCGTGCCCCAGGTTATTTGGGCTTATCGGGTGTTGGTTTTCCCCTACAATGCGGCGACATCATCGGTAACGTTGATAAACGCGAGTGTGCCTGCGACAAACATTACCATAACGGCCGGTGGATCTACGGCAAGCATATTGAAAAGCGATGCCGGTTATGTAGGTGGAGTGGTGTTTTACGACAAATGGATGCGGCAGTGTGAAGTGGTTGACGATGGTGGCGCCAAGGCCACCACGCCGGCGCGGCTGTATGCCGACGCAGGCAGCTACAACTACGGGCTGGCATGGGCATTGAGCAATGCAGCCGCGACAACAGAAATACCCACATGGGCCAGCTATTACGCCATTGTGTGCAGCAAGTGCTTGCGCACAAACTTCTTTTTGCAATCGAGGGCCAGTCACATTATCTATGCCACACTAAACAGCGCAACGGATGAGTATGATGTAATTACAGCAGGAAACAACGTTTATGCCCGAACCAATGCAGGTATTGCGGTAAAAGCTGATTTGCTTATTGGTTACGGCCTTGGCTACAGTTTTAATGAAGGCGATATATTGACGATTTTTATTTCGACAAGCCGCTATCAGGTGCCTGTTAAAGCCGTTCAGGGTGATTGGGTAATTGGCGAACTGGTTGATGTAGGCAATACCACGAGCCTAGCCGCTCTCTTCGAAATTTTTAGCCCGGCAATAAATAGCAGTGATCGATTTTATTACGAGGTTTCGGATTTGCTGCCTATACAACTGCCAGGCACAGCCAGCAGAACGTACTCCACCCTGAGCGGCACCATCCCCGGCGACGTGTTTTTGATAACCCGGAACGACGGTACCAATAATTACTTTGTGGAAGCCATGAGCCCCAACGACAAGGTGTGGAAGGTATGGACAACGAACCACGGCAGGCCCCAGGTGCGCGGCGGCATAGGCGAAGTTTACAGCCCAACAGGCATGAGTCACAGTAATGTGTACATACCCGGTACCAGAACCAATGGGTTATCGAGTTTTGATGCATTGGACTTTACACTTTTGCCGCTGGAAATGACCAGTCTTCAGTATTTGCAATTGACGACCAAGGTGCAGCAGGAAGGCTCGGTGCTTTTGGCCATTGGGGAAGACGATACCGCCAGTATTTATTTGGGTGAATCGCAGGTGTTTGATGCATCAGGGAACAGCTTTTTGGCCACCAGTGACCGTTTTATTGGCCAGATAAACCCGCTGAGGGGCGGCTACGGCACCCGGCACCCCGAGAGTGTAGCAATGCTTGACGGTGTTGTGTTGTGGTTGAACGTGGTGCAAGGCAAGGTGGTACAATACAGCAATGCGGGCCTGGAGCCGGTAAGTCGGTTTAAAATGGAGCAGTTTTGGGCGTTGTGGTGTACGGAATATTTGAGCAAACCCGCTGCCTGGTGGACCGATACCGACCAACGGAACCTAATCATTGGCGGCATCGATGTTTTCCACAGAGAATACCTGGTAGCGTTGCCTCAGATACTAGAAACCTTTAGGGATGAGAACAACGGATGGGATATTTACAGCGGGCAAGCGGCTACAGCGGTGTACAAAGTGGGAGAAAATCGCTGGCAAGGCTTGTATGGGTATTTAGCCGAAGGCTTTTGCATCAATAGAAATGTTTTGCACACATTTAGTGATGGCAAAGTGTATGTGCATGATGTTGAAAGCAGTGCGTTGATGTTTTATGGCCAACAGCAGGATGCGGTGGTAGTAATAAGCGTGAGCGGTCCCCAGTTTTTGCTTACCAAAGCGTATAAAAACATCAGCATAGCCGCCAGCGAAGGCCCCGACTATGTAAAAGCAAGGACGACGCTGCCTTACGATCAAGAAACCCAGCTGGATGGCGCCGACTTCGACGCAACAGAAGGCAAATACTACAGCCCATGGATGCGCAACCTTAATACACCTGGTATGGAGCCTGCTGTAGCCATTGTGCGCGGTGAAGTGATGCGCGGACAAACCATACTTGTTCAAATAACTTATGAAGGCAAGAATAACAGTGCATATAGAAGTAAACGTATATTTGTAAATGCTGTAAATTTGGGAATTGTTTTAAGTAAGGGGCATACTTTTTAATAAATTGTCAAACCGTTTGACTAAAACCGATGTGATATGATATTTGGCACCATACAACGACTTGCACTGGCAGGCAAGCAAAAGAAGCTGGCCAATAAAATCAATCCCGTAGATGTAACCTACGAAGCCAGCCCCTACGCCAAGGAAATGTTGGCTGGCAGGCGGCAGCGGATGAACAGCCGGATGGCCGGCGCTGATGCCGCTGGCCGCAGCTTGCAGCAAAACAAAGCCAATGTAGTAGGTACTGCCACCCGTAATGCCACCAGTGGAGCGCAGATGCTTTCGGTGGCCGCAGCAGCCCAGGGCCAAGCCGACAGCGGCGCAGCTCGCCTGCAGCAGATGGAAAACAGCAACGACCAGGCCAATGCCAATGCGCTTGACCGTGCTTTGGGTACCAATATTGCCGAAGGCGACAAGGTGTTTAATGACAAAATGCGCAAGTTTATGCAGGAGCGCCGGGCGAAGGACGCACTGATGCAAAGCAGCATGCAAAACAAAGCCGCGGCATGGGATGGATTGGACAATGGGATAGCCAGTATTGCGGGAGCGGCTTTTGGCGGCCCATTGGGTAAAAAGGTTGCTGACAAAATTATTAAATAGAAAAACTGATGCCTTACGGAAACGGACAGGAGTATGCGGTAGTGTTGCCTCGCAGTAGTGCGGGGCAGTTGTTTGCGCAGACATATTTGAATGCGCAGCGCAACGCACAGCGCGTGGC